TACTCATCAATGAAACCTACGAAGAACCAGTTTGAGAACGATGGCGTCGACGCCCCAGCGGGCGCCGGGGGTGAGCCCGGTGATGCGCACCTGCAGCGATTTGCACAAGCCGAAGCTGCCGCCACGCACGATCTTGTTGCCGGCGGTGATGCCGGCACCCCACTGTGTGCCGTCACCCCAGTCGAATTCGCCCCACACGGCGATGCCCTGCCCGTCGACTTGCATCCGGTGCTGGCGCCGGGTGTTCGCCTCCTCGTAGTCGCGGTATGACTGGATCTGCAAGGCGTGGGTCATGCCGGTGCGGCGGCAGACGAAGTCGGGGCGGCGGAACGATTTCTTGCGGGTCGGCCAGCCGGCGGTCAGCCACGGTGTGCGGTAGACGGTGCGGAACGGGAAATGCCCGGGCGAGCCGGAGGCGACGATCGCCTTGCCGTCGGAGGTGAGCAGCATGCCGACGTCCCACAGGTCGGCGGCCGACGTCGTGTAGGCGAGGACGGACAGGTCGGTGACGGCGTCGAAGGCGGCGTCGTCGTTGGAGTCGAGGAGCACGATGCGCGGCACGTCGGTGTTGCGCAGCACGGCCATCGGCCGGACGGCGGTGTCGATGTTGGAGCCGCCGACGAGCGGTCCGAGGCCGCCGGCTTCGGACTTGTAGAACATCCAGCAGCCGTGTTCGCCGACGCCCGGGTCGTAGACGAAGGCACCGGTCGATTCTTCCTGTGGGCCGCCGTAATCCCAGGGGACGGTGACCCACAGTTTGCGACGCAGCCAGCCAACCCAAACCAGGTCGGTGTGGGTGATCTGTCCGATGGAGCGGCGCAGCTGCGGCGAGATCTCTTCGGGCATCTCACCGGTGTAGGCGTAGACGGACCCCATGTCGGAGGCCGAAAAGTAGAAGACGGCCGTCTCGGAGCGGGTGACGGCCTGCGGGCCGGGGGCACCGGACGTCGTCGACTTTTTGATCACCTGCCACGAGTCGGTGTCGTAGCCGTAGATCGCCCAGATGCCGTCCGACTTGAAGACGAGGAGGTGGTCTTGGAACGACATGAGGGCGGTGATGCGGTCGCCTTCGGAGGAGATGTCGATGTAGTCGAGTTGCGACCAGTCCTCCGAGCTCGTCGGATGGGACCAGCGGATCCGGTTCGGCTGGTCCAGGCCGTCTTCTTCGGTGTTGGCGACGAACAGGTAGCCGGCGTGGGCTTCGACGAGTTCGGCTTTCGGCATGACGCCGCCGACGGGGGCGGTGTAGTCGTCGTTCCAGGATCCGGCGGCGGCGATCGTCAACGCCGACGGGGGGGCGACGCCGTCACGTTTAAAACTTTGCAACTCGCGTCCGCAGGCGATGTAGACGGTGTCGCCGATGGAGGCGAAGTCGGCGAGGTGGGTGTCGGCGCTGCACGGGATGAACAGGTCGAGCAGGTCACGTGTCCCTGACGAGCCGAGGATGGTGTCGTTGGCGGCGACATAGGTGACGTCGGCGCCGCTGGACAAGGAATGCATGTAGGCGCGCCGCGGGTCCCAGGTTTCCGGGTCGGGCCACAGGTCGTTGGATGACCACAGGTCCCAGCCGCGTCTCGAATGGATGCCGCCGAGGCGGTCGACGGAGATGTTCAACGACTCCGGGGTCTCGTTTTCACCGAGCTGGAACGGGGAGGCACGGGTGTTCAATCCTCCGGTGAAATCCACCAGGTTGATGGGGTCCAACCTGTTGGCGCACATCAGAGATGCACCGGCGGCGTCGCCCAGGTGACCGACTGATGTCCGAGGCCGCCCAACGGCAGGCCGCCGGCGTAGATCATCGGCCGATTGTGACGCGGGTTGCAGATGGCGTTGCGGGCCGCCATGAACCCGGCCTGGAAGCGTTTCATGTACACGTCCTCGAGCACTTCGTCCTCCTGCTGGGCGTAGGAGAGGGCGATGGCGTAGTGGGCGAGGAGGATGTGGAGCCGGGGGTCGGCGTCGACTTCGGCGCCGGCACCGCCGAGCATCCAGTTCGACGGGTACCGGTAGCCGCGGATGCGGATCTCGCGGGCGGCGTCGGGGTCGGGCCACAGTCTGAGCACGCCGCCCCACAGCGTGTAGTAGACGGGTGTGGTGGTGGTGGCGATCTGGGTGAAGTTGTCTTCGGCCTGTTCGTTGGCGACTTGGACGAGGCGCATCCCGTTGTCGCCGTCGATGACGGAGAAGATGCCGGCCGGATCGCAGTCGGGCGACAGCGGGACGTCGGGGGTGCCGGCCGTCTTGTAGGCGGTCCAGCGCGACTCGAAGCTGGGCCAGCGGTTTTCCATCGACATCATCCGGGTGTAGCCCTCGGCGATGTACGAGTCGAGCATGGCGTTCGGGAGTTCTTCGTCGTCCATATCCAACTGCATGCGGATGTAATTGCGCAGGTCCTGCAGATTGATCACTGCCTCCCTAGGTACGACATCGCTCTCTCGAAGATGTCATCACCCGCCTCGATGAACCCAACGAGGAAGTTGCAGCGATCACACAGCACGCCGCGCACACACTCGGCGCAGCCGTAGACGCCGGAGCAGTGACCGTGATCGTGGTCGATCGACAGGCGGCGCCCCTCTGCGGCGGTCACTCCGCAGATGTGACAGGTATCGCCCATCGCCTCGAACTCTTCGACGGTGATGCCGTGCTGGCGAATACGCCAAGCCCGCTGGTTCGCAAGACTCAGATGCGGGTTGGCGAGCTTGTGTGCTCGCACCCGCACTTTGCGACAGTTCTTGCACAGCGAATCAAGGCCCGTGCGCGAAGCGCGGTTGCGATATCGCTCACCCGGCTTCTTGCAATCGGGACAGATCTGCAGGTTCACGGCTTGGCCTTGTCCTGCGAATGGAACATGCACAGGTCGGTGCCTTTCACCGGGTAGGCCATGCAGGTGTCGTCTTTGCCGCGGCATTTGCCGAGGCGCGAGGTGCGGCGGCCGTTGGTGTACGGCGGAATGTACGGGGCGGTGGAGAAGGTGGCGGCCGAACCGAACACGGCGTTCTCGCGTTGCGACCCGGCCCGTTCACCGACGAGTTCGTCGGCGGTGACCCGGGCGGCGTCGGCGTTCTGGGTCACCCCGTACGGTGAGGTGTCGCTCATCGGTTCTCCTCTGATGGGTGGGGGGACGAGGCGGATGAGGTCCCGTCCCCCCACGTTGTCACGGGGCGGCGCTGATCGTGGTCAGCTTGAAATGCCGACGACGTTGACGTGTCGTCAGGTTGCCGTACGCCGTGATGAACGAGTACCTGGCGTCGACCGAGGATCCGAGGCCGGACGTGGCGTGGGCGGACGCCATGTTCTCCGACAGCCCCTTCGAGAACGGGGTCTGGGCGAAGAAGCGGCTGGAGTGGAAGACGAGGCCGATGTACTTGGAGTTGATGCCGTACATCACGCCGGCCGGGCAGTCGAAGTCCCAGTAGACGGGGGTCTGCTTGAACAGCAGGTTCATGAATCCGAGGTTGGCTGACTGGGTGTCGGTGTAGCGCACCTGCGGGGTGAGCGTCGACTCGTAGAACTCGTAGACGCCCTGGCCGGTGAAGATGGCGTCCACCCGGTCCGAGCCCGAGTCGGAGCTCGAGTGGTAGGCGGCGGACATCGCCTTCTCCAGGCCGGTGGCGTCGACGGCCCCGACGGACGTTTCGATCGACTTCCAGAAGGTGGCCCCGCCGACCGCCGGGTCGATGCCGCCGACGATGCCGGTCGAGTCGATGATGGCGTCGAGGGACAGGAAGTCTTTGGTGGCGTCCGGTGCCGACTGGGTGCCGTAGAGCATCTTGCTCATCCGGTTCTTCAGCGTCTCCTCGGCCTGCATCACTTTGGCTTCGAGCAGTGACAGCACCTGCTCCTTGCCGTTGTTGATCGCCTCTTCGAGACCGGAGATGGCGATCGTGGCGTAGACCTGACGCCACGGGAACTGGGCCGCCGAGATCCCTTCCTGCGGGGTGATCGTCAGCTGCTGCCATTCCGAGTAGGAGCCGGATTCACCTTCGGCGTAGATGAGCGGTTCGACGATGGACACGCCGCCGTTGATCTTGCGGACACGTCCCTTCGACATGAAGTAGTTGAGGAGAGGCCGACCGTTGAAGATGTTGTCGGTCAGCGTCTTGTGGTAGTTGTGCATCGTCGTCGACAACATGTCGTCCCAGTTGACGGGGAGATGCGCTGGGTTAGCGAAGACCACGGAGGATCCCTTTCAGGGAGGCGCGGCCTACACCTCGTATCCGAGCTGTTTCTCGGCTTGGGCGAAGGCCTCGGCGATGGTTAGAGGCCCAGCGTTGGTGGGTGTCGGCGACGTGCCCGCCCTGGTGGCGGAGGCTCCGTTGCCGGCAACGAGTTGTGCGGCGTTCGCCCCGGCAGCCTGACGCTGCTGTGTGGCAGCCGCCTGGCGTTGCGCGTTCTGCTGCTGCAAGGTCATCGCCCTGTCGAAGGCGATGCTCTTCCAGATCGTGTCGAACGCTTCCGGGCCCATGCCTTGTTGGAGTGCGGTCGAGACGACTTCGCGGACGTCGTTTTCGCTCAACTGGTACCGCTGCTGGATTTGGCCGACCGTGGCCCGCAGGTGCTCGTTGGCCTGGCGTTGCTCCCACTGCTGCGTCAACTGTTGGTGTTGACGCTCGACTTGAGCGAGCCTTCGCTCCACCGGGTCGAGGTAGGGGTTGTCGTCAGGATCCTCGTAGCTGTCCGGCTGTTGCGCCGGAGCCTGCTGGCCGAACTCCACTCCGTACTGTTGGGCCAGGAGCCGAAGGGTTTCGGCGGGCTGGGCACGCAATGCTCGCTCTACGGTGAGTGCGTACTCGGCCTGTTGACGCTGTTGCGCCAACTCTTGGGTCTTGCGGGTGTAGTCGGCGGTGCGGCTGTACCCGGAGAGTGCTTCCCTGAGCGGAACCTCTTCGTCTTGGCCGTCGACTTTGACCCGGACGTAGCGGTTAGCTACGTCGTCGTCGAGGTCGAGGTATGCACGAGGTTCCTCGAGTGGTGCCTGATCGGCGGTTTCTCCATCCCCTCCGACTGCCCCGTCTGTCACGGGATCGGCTGGTTCGGATCCCCCTGGGAAGGGGTATGTGTCCGACACTGTCGAGTCCTTCTTCCTGGTTGCTCCGTGTCAGAAACCTATTGAACCCGTCAGCCGCCTAGTTGTGCAAGCAACTCGGGCGGTATCTGGGGTGCGGTGCCCATCGGCATCTGCTCGATGGGTGGTCCGGCGCCGGCGAGGTCGGCCGGTGTCGGCATCGCGTCGGGCGGCGCCTGCCCGCCGGGCGGCATCCCGCCGGGCGGCATCGGCCCGCCCGGTGGCAGCTGTCCTTGCTGGGCGTTGGGGTCCATCTGGGCCTGTTGCATCTGCTGTTCCATCGGCCCGTTGAGCAGGCTCGAAGTGTCTTTCACCCCGAACCCGTATTGCAGGACGTAGCGGGCGAGGCCTTGCGGGTTGACGACGCCGGCCTGCACGAACGGCGCCATGGCGTCCACCAACTGCAGGGCGGACTGCCGTCGGAAGGCTTCGTTGCGGGGTTCGGTGGAGCCGCCTTCCACTTCGAAGTCGTAGGAGCCTTGCAGATAGTCGGCGTCGTAGTTGACCCAGGCCCGCCCGGCGACGGAGGTGATGCGGGCGACCTGTTCGCCGGTAACGAACTGTTGCATCAGGCCGATGATCTTTTCGCCGCAGTCGGACAGGTAGGCCTCGATCTTGGCCAGCTTGTCGCGGCTGCGGGAGTTGGCGGCGTCCTGGATCATGGCGGCTTCGGTAGCGGTGCGGCGGATCGCCGACTCGGGCTGGCCGCGCATGTAGTCGGACACGCCCGAGACGGTGTTGATGTCGTCTTCGATCAGCTGGGACTGGTTGTAGAAGTCGGGCGGGGTGCCGATCGACGGCAGCGGGGCGATCGACCGGGACGGGTCGGCGTCGCCCATGACGGGGACCATCGAGTTGTCGACGTCGGATTCGAGGGCGCGAACGCCGTCTTCGTCGAACAGGTCGCGGGCGTAGATCCATTTGCGGGCGAACCGTTTGCGGTGGTTCAACATCTGGTTGCGGGTCTCGTTGAGCTCGAGCTGCAGGCTCTCGATGCTTTCGATCTCGCCCATCGGGTAGAAGTTGTCGGTGACCTCGTAGTTGCGCAGCATCAGGAACGGGTGCCCGGTGCTGTAGGGGATGGGTGCCGGTTTGATCAGGTAGGCGTCGTTGATGGCGGAGCCTTCGTTGACGGAGTCGCCGGCCAACGAGAAGGTGGACACCTCGTCGCGTTTGAGGTCGTAGAACTCGATGATCTCGCAGTAGGAGATCGCCCCTTCGTCGGGGGTGTCGATGTCGGAGCGGCCGTCGTTGTCGCCCTGCCCGGACGACACGAAGCGGGTGGTGACGGCGACGGCTTTGCGGGCTTTGGCGTCGTAGCGGGAGTCGACCCGGACGTCCTGCACGGGCCGCCAGATGCGTTGCGCGATCCATCGCATCTCGCGGGGTAGGCGGGCGTCCGGGTCGACGAACATGTCGAACGGGGAGATGCGCTCGAGGTACGGGCGGTCGGCGACGACGGCGGTGGTCTCGGTTTCGGCGTTGCCGGGTGCCGGGACGCGGTCGTCGATGCCTTCGGTGTCGCCGGTTTCGATCGAGTTTTCGCCACCGCCGAGCTCGCCGGTCGGTTTCGTCTCGGGTGGTTTGGTGAAGCGGTAGCCGGCTTTGCACCAGCCGTGGCCGGCGAGGATCCAGTCGTCGACGGCGAGGCGGATCTCGTCCTGGTAGTGGTGGCAGCGCCACAGGTAGTTGAGGACTTCTTCGACGATGACGGCGTTGGGGGCGTTCTCGGGTTTGCGGGCGTTGACGACGAACTTGGGATTGTTGATGGCGACGGCGGGGGCGATGACGTTCTTGGTGGCGAACACCAGGTTGACGACGAGGCGGTCGTTGCGGTCGGCTTGGGCGTACTGCTTGCCCCGGTACAGCTCGATCATGCGGTGCCACAGGTCGTCGTAGTTGTCGGACCTCCACTTTTTGGAGCGTTCGATCTCGTCGCGGTTGAACTGGAGTTTGTCGGTCAGTTTCATCGGCGGCATGATC